TGAAATTAAATTAAGGCCGCCGGGTACAATAAAAGCAACGGCAATGATAGCTATAGCTGCAAGTATTTTTGCTCCACCTGATTTTGAGCCAGAAGGAACTTCTGTTATGATAATATCTTCATCTTTTAAAGACAGCAACAGTTCATTTTCTGACTCTAAAAATTCTGATCCACGCTGTATTTCGTATCCAACATTTGCATCGCCTGCATCAACCAAATGCTGACGAAATCCAGAAGTTTGACATTCTATTAATTTAAATATATCACGAATGTTGTCGCAATCAGTATGCCAAACATCTCCGAACTTTGATATACTTCCATTTAAATAAACTGTTTGCATCTTACTATCCTATGAATATGTTTTCCCCACCCTGAATGGAGAGACTCCTTACAAGAGAGCCGATCAATTGCATGATGAATAAAATTATCTTCTCCTACATATACTCCGCAGTGGTTTGGAACATGAGAAAATACTTTAAAAATAATTCCATCGCCTATCTCAGGCGTATCTACCTCTTCGAACCCAAAAGCATCAAAAAGATCGTCAAAATAATTTAACCCTTCATCCCACCAATTATCTTGAAATACAGTTTTTGGAAGAATAAGATTAAAGTTTTCTTTGTAGTAATCTCTAACTAAAGAGTAACAATCTTGTGAGCCAAACTCATAGTCTCTTCCTAATAAAGGATTATTTATTTTTGGAGGAGTGAATGTATACTTTTCCTCATCTCTTAAAGAGTATATAGTATAAGGTATTTGTAGAAAACAGCTAGCTTTTTTATCGCCTGAACTCGGTTCACAAGAAGAATCAACATGGCTATGTATTATTGAGTGTATTGTACCTACTAGACTCGCCTCGATATACTCTTTCGGATCAATTACGAAATCTTCTTCAGGGTCATCTGCTATATTAGTACAAAACTTCCATACTAACTTTCCTTTTTTATTTATTAAAAGACCACAGCCCTCCTCTGGATAAACGCTGAGTAAGTCTTTTACTATTTCACTATCGTCGCTGTCGAACACCGGGAAATCCTCCAAAGGGAAGTGCAATATTAGAATTTGTTTCTACGGCTATACCCGCTGTTATAGAACTATGCTCTTTTGCATGAAATCGTAAAGAGCAAGACTTAATTTTTTTACCACAAATATCACCTTCTGTCCAAAAAACACCCTCTTGTACAGTATCATGGCTTCCACCAACCTGAGTAAACTTTGCTACTTGCCAAAGCTTTCCAGATTTAAGAACATAACTATTACATCTAGAGTCTGTATATCCATAATATGTTGTAGATGCTGAGTAATTCTGAAATACTCGCACACGCCTCCAAAGAGAAGGAGCTGTATCGGAAGGAGTAGCAGTTGTTGCTGCTAAAGCCTGCCAATACGCTACAACAGTTTCAGCAGACTGTCCATTTTTATTTAATTGTGTTTTTGACTCACTTGTACGATAATAATTACCTTTCGTTGCGTTCGTGGCTCCAGCAGTAAATACAGTAAAACTAATCGAAGAAGAAACTATGTATTCATCAAATTTATTCATAAAAACATTTGATGTATCAGTTGCTATGATAGTTTCATCCCAGCTACATCCACCTATTTTATTTACTTCTGATACAGATGCAGCAGCTCCTTTATACTTAAAAGGACAAGCTCCTCCAACAATTACTCTTCTGGGAAGTGTTATTCCTGCTAAGTCAAATGGTGCTGCTAACTCAAAAGTTATGCTCGCCACTGTTTTACTTTGTACTCTATCAATAATATATACTATTTTTGGAAACTCGACTGGAGGATTACCCGAACCAGAATCTCCTGTTCCTCCAACTAAATACTTTTCTAAAGTTGTTCTTCTAGTAAGTCTTTTTCCTATTAAATCTTGATGAGATAGGCCTCCAATTGCATCCGTAAATACTGTGCCCAAGTTACCAACGGATAAAGTAGGACGAGAATATGAACCATCAGAACTTATATCAAATCCTTCAGCCTGCATGGGTATTGCAGTGTAGGTAACAATATTTCCTGAAGAGTCTCGAAACTCTATATCCGTTAAATCTTCATCCACTCCTGCATAAAATCTCGCAAAAGAGCCAGAAGAATACTCTAGCTCATAAAGAAACACATAGCCAGAAGAAATTGTCTGTTTTTGTACATCTTTTACTAAATCACTCATGCTTCATAAATCCGTCTAAAAGTTGCTGTACAGGTATAGAAATCATCATACTCATAAGTCTGACTATAAGTATCACAGACAACTTTTATAGTTTTTTCAGAGCTACCGCCAACATTGCTATCTGGAATCGTAAAGTTAAAGGATGTAACTCCTGCTTTATTATCCAAAAATGCAATGATATCATCTATCTCTTCTTTTGTTCTATTTCTAAAAGTCAGTTTATAGTCTTCGGCAAGGTTATTTATCCCGTTCACAGCTCTCTGCTCATAGCCATCGCCAAAAGAAATTCTATGAACACGAGGTTTAGAGGATTTTGTAAATCCTTTATCTGGTATTCGTTGAGTATTTGTTAAGTCTGTAAATCCAAGTGCCATTATGCTGCTCCATAGGGGCTAAGAATACCTCCAGGACGTTTTTGTCTCTGTAGTTCCTCTTGTACAGCCATTGAAATAACTTTACCTAATTTAGCCCCCTGCCCCGGCTGAGCTGAGGCATCACTTTGAGCATTTCCTTGATTATCAATATTTACTGTGATGCCAATATTATTGCTCATTGCTCCTCCACGCATTTCGACAGGAATCTTATTTCCATCCGGTAAAGGTACAACTGCTTCATTACCATGTAACATTGCGGGGTATCCTGCCTGTGGGCCTCTTGCAATTCCTCCAGTAGAATATCCACCTGTTATTCCTCCATATCTAAAAGGTAAGAAAGATAAAATAGAAGAAAGAAAGCCACCATCCCCTCCAATACCCCCAAGCAATCCTTCGAATAAAGCACTAAAGCCGTCTGCACCACTCATAAGAGTTTTTCCTAATTTTGTTAAAAAGCCCCCTTCCGCTTGTTTATCGAAAATTGCACCGAAGTCATCTAAGAATGGTCGAAAAATACCTATTTTCGTTGCTCCAACAACCGCCTCATCCATACCACCTGGATTATGTACGGAACCCTCATACCCGGCTCCGCCTTTACCAAATAAATAGTTCATAAAACCACCCTTTTTTGGAGTAGCAGATGTACCACTTGCCAAGGCTCCTTGAGCACCTCCTGGGCTAGCATTGCTAGTGGGCGTACTTGTATAGGTTCCACCGCTTGACTCTATAATTGCTTTCTTGAAAAACTCTGATCCTATTTGAGAAGCATCTACTATTGCTTTATGTTGAATTTGTGCACCCGCTTCTATACCTTCTACAACTTTCTCTTTCATCAGCTCTTCTGGCGATTTAATACCAAATAATCCAGACATTATTTTAGTTGTAAACTGTTTTGCAAGAGTATCCGCAATAGCATTTCCTATGCCCTGAGCAATTCCTAAAATAGCATCTTTTATGCTATTCTCCTGCCCTTTAATTATAGCAGCTATCTTTGATTGTAAACCAGTTTCAAGTGCTTGAGCAGCACTATCCTGAATCTGCTTCATTTCATCTTTCTGACGTCTTAATAGCTCTAACTGAGTTTCAGATCTTTGAATAGCTATATTTTGTCTTTCGAGTTCTCTTTCTTTTTCTCCATTTATTCTTTGTGCAATGTCGAAGCGTTCTTGTTCTGCGTTGTTACCTTCTTGCACCAGTGAAAGCTCTTGGTCCAGTTTAGCCGGTGTCGCGTCTATAATATTCTGCTGGGCTTGCCGGGCAAGAAGTATGTTCTTTTGCTCTTTAAGAATCGCAGCCGATAGTTTAATTTCTTGCTGAACTAATCTTGTTTTTCCAATGCTTAATTGTTTTTCAGCATTATCAATCGCAGACGTTAGTCGCAATTCTTGTTGTTTTTGCTCATTTATTCTTGTTAGTAAACTTATTTGATCTTCTATTAATTTTTTTCTTGTTACTTCTTTCTCTAGAAGTTTTCCTGTCTCTTTATCTATCACGTCTATTAAGCTAGCTTCTAATTTTAATCCTCTAATTGCTGAATCAAATTCGTTCTCAGGCAAAAACTTTGAAAATATCTTTGAAACTGCTTGTATGTTTTTTGTTTGCTCAACAGTAAAAGAGTTAATTGCATTATTTAAGAGTAAGAACCTTTCTCTTGCTATGTCTAATCCTTCAGGGTTTTTACCTGTTTTATTTAACTCTTCTAAGGCTGCTCTATACTGCTTAACGGCCGGTGTGGATTTTAAATACTCATTAGTGGTATTATTTAAAAAGTCTAATTGTGCTTTTAACTGAGTAGCCAACTCTTTTGCAATGGGACTAGACTTTTCATTTTGTATAACAAAGTCAAAGTAAGTCTTATTATACTTACTTAAAATGGCTTCGCGCTCTGCTTCTTCTCTGGCTAAATCTCTCTGCGCCTTAATATTATTGTTATCAACCTTTAGTTTATTTTTAGATACTTTTATATTAAAATTTATAAGTTCGAGGCGTTTGCTCTCGCGTCGAGTTAAATTTGCAATCTGATTAGTGTACTCAGCAAGACTACCGCCCGCATCTTTAAACATATTCGCATCTACGGTGCTCTCTAGAGACTCTACAGGAATATTAGCAACTCTAGCTCCAAAAGCAGTTATAGCTTGTAAGCCTCTTTCAAGAGATGAATTTATTGCTTCTTGTCGCTCTGCAAAGGCTTCATTTTCTTTATTTATATTTTCAAGAGTTCTTAATAGTTCGTCAGCTTTTACACTTGTTTTTGTAACTTCTTCTTTTGTTCGAAAAAATGAAAAAGCTAAACTTCCAACAAGAGCGACGGTGGATGCAATCGAAAGAAAAGAAAATAGACCAGCAATTGCAGCACCCGCCACTCTTGCGCCTACAGCAACTTTTGTAAATGCTTTTGAAGCGCTTACACCTAGACTTACAAAACGTACTTTAGTTTTATTTATGCCCGCAGCTGTGTCGGCTGCCATTTTACCAGCAACTCTTTTATTATTTACTTCCATTTCAGTGAGAACTGAAAGTAATTCTTTTTTCCTTTTCTTATTTAATTTTGAATAAAGTCCACCTTGTTTATTTAAGCTTCTTTTTAAATTTCTTATTTGATTATTTTCTAACTGCCCTGAGTCTCGTAGCGTACTAATAAGGCTATTTTTTCTCAGTTTTGTTTCGCTTGCTATCTGAGATGCAACCGCTTTTCCTCTCTGAGAGATTGCTTTTTTTGCTTCTTTGGGGTCTAATGACTTCCTTTGTTGTACAGCAAACTCCTCTTGTTTTTGAGTCAAGGAATCATACATTTCCTCTGCCCTAAGAGTTACACTATCAAGTTTATCACCAAGATTATCTAGCTGCGGGAGAGCTGCTTTTGCTATTTGAGCAGTAAATGGAGCAAAGGCGAGTGCTATGAGTGCAGGAAATTGCGTAAGAGTAGTAGCGATTGGTCCAGCAAGCTCGACTGCCAATCCTCTAACTTGATTTATTAAGTCATCAAAGGCTTTTCCAAGTTTAGCAAACTCATTAGATGCAATAAGCCCAGAATCTGCAATATTTCCAAACTTCTCATCAACCTGAGCAAGAACATCTCGAGTAACGGCTTGACTTCGCTCAAAAGCTGATAAGTCGTTCGCATTTTTTCCTAGTGCTATTGCATAGTCATTTGTCGCTTTTTCTAGTCGTAAAATAATACCTAACTCATCCAGCAGTTCAGGCTCTGCTTTTGTTACACCACGAATTAAACGATTGAAGGAGTCTGTAAGATCTCTTCCAAGAGTAACAGAAGTTATTCTTGCTGCAGCACCTAGATCAACAAGTTGTTGTGCACTTAAACCTGCTGCAGTACCAATTGCAGCAGCTTGAGATGCATCTCTGAAGTTAATTTGAGCATCAGTAGCTGCAACAATATT